TATATCGGGCATTGTAGTAACAAGATATAACCGTGTTAATAATTCTCCCTTGCGAACAAGAGTACAATATGCCTGTTGTCCAAATTGTGGAACTTGCTGGAAGTCAAGGCGTGACCACTGGGTTGTCATGCGACCTGCACGAATCAAAACACGGATATAGGCACCTACACCAGGGCCTTTTTTGGGTAATAGTCTCTGGTCTTGTATACCACTATGTAGAAGACGAACAAGCGCCGCCACCATCCTAATACTAGACTTTGATTACGTTTTAGTAGCCAAAAATGTATCTCGCACACCAGAAACGGGTTGAATCCTATAGCCAATTGACGCCAAATATGAAAACAACTGAGTACGAAGTCCTTTTGAATCCACGTCGGTTTTCCATTCACCCCATGATTCAAATAAGATAGGTGGTCCCCATTTATCAAGAGTTTCACGAGCCCCTTTTAGAACTTCGAGTTCCGCACCCTCAACATCTATCTTAATAAACCCCACTGACTCTATATGAAATGAATCTAGTGTACGCACTTGAACCTTCACCTTGGGTAAACCAGCGTCAACACTATTAAGAGCCTTGATACCATTTCCCCCACCATCTTTCGACCGAATAATATAGTCAAAGGAACCCTCCTTATCTCCTAAAGCACAACTATTAGGACTCACCTTTTCTTCAAGGCCATGAAGGGCAAGATTCGCAGCCAAATAACAAAAGGTCTTTGGCGAACATTCAAAGGAGTAGGTATGCTTTGCGTGTGGGGCACAAACAAGTGTGTAGGTTCCAACATGCGCTCCAATATCAAGAAAGACCTTGTCTTGTTTAATAAAATTTTCTAGACACCAGTAAATAACACCTCGTTCTGCCATACCATCCTTGGCAAACCACTTTGCCACCGACAATTCTGGAAAAAACAACATGTTCCCATCACGCGTAGAATCATTTTTAATCTCTTGAAAATGCGGTGATCCTTTCTCACCATTTTCACGAATCAAATACATCTATACTTACTACATAAGGATAGTTTAGATTGCTTTGATAAGCTGGTCAATATCATATTGAAACTCTGAATTTACACCAATATCTGAAGCAATTGGTAAAATAGCAAGACTTTGAATTTCAGAAATGGAGGATGGCTTTCTAAGTAGAACCAGATCTTGAATTGTGAAAGGAAAATTCTTGTAAATTGATGTTTTTACATCACATCTGTATGCTTGAATTAAAATTTCTTCAAGGTCTTCAAAGGTATACACTATATTGACATAGGAATCATTTTGTAGAATTGTCAAATGTTTCAGTCTTTTAAGAACATTCAAGAGCTTTGGAGGAACAGTCTCAACATCAAAGAGTTCTTCAATCATCTCACGGTGAGCGGTTGTTACATAATCCTCCCCTTCTTTGCGACCACCACCGATTCCTGTCAGTGTTGGCTGTTCTTTCAATTGCCAACCAGCCAAGACATGCGTCTTATTTGTAAATAAAACTCCTGCTGCAGTGAAATCATTATACTGTGAAATTGACTGTATAATTCTTTCAGTCTTCCAAGACCACAGGAACATCTAATATAGTACCATTCTTATAATTTAAGTACAAGTACAAGACTTTAAGAAGTAAAGATTTTATTAGCTATTCCATTTTCAAATCGCACCCAATTTATAGCTAGTGCAAACACGCAAACTTCCCATTCAAGATCTGCAGAACCACTTGGTGGCCGAACTTCAATACGAAGGCGAACGTCTGTACTTCTACTTGCATTCATCCAACCAGTTGGATTCTGTTTTCCTGGCCTTTCGGAAAAGGTATATCCATAGACAAAATTATTATAGGCAACTATACCCCCATCATGCGCCTTTGAAATTTCTTGACGGAAAAATTCTCCATCCTGCTCAACAAGTGTTATTCCATTTACTTGCAAGCTTGCTGAAACAAGCATGCTCTCAAAGGGATGTGTCAAAGGTTGAAACTCATCTTCAAGAGTATTACTATAGTTGGTCCATTCATTATTCACAGACGTTGCCTTACGACGAATAAACCAGATGAGTTCTTCAATTGGACCATTCACTTCAAGGGGCAATTGCAACTGAATGGTTTCAGAATTTGGAATAGTAATCACATATCGTTTTGGCTCGGTAAAACGAAAGGTCTGAAGTTCGCGGAACATTCGTTCAAAGGGGGCTTTTACGAGCGCATTTCGTAGCTTTCCATCAACAAGCATTCCATATGTCACCATACGAAGGTCTTCAAACTGGGGTACAACAGATGATGCTTTGACACTAATAGTGTCTGTATTGTCAATAATAGTTCCTGTTTTGATAATAATATTTTCTGTTTCTGTAACCTTTTGAAAGACAAATGTTTGCCCTAGTGGAGTCTGATCACAGGTATCACGAAAGCCATTTGCTCGACGGATACACTCTTTAAAGGGGCGAAGTGTAATTGCTACACGCACTGTTCCTTCTTTTACAGAGGCTAGCGGAAAGCCATTACGAAGACGAATTCGTTGAAAACTAAATGGAAGAAGGCATGTTATATATCCGTCTGTAGGAAAAGGACGTGTCTCACTCCAGTCAAGAAGTCTAGAAATACTCACACGACCATATGCATCTGTGCCGACACCATGTTGCGTACTAATATCCGAAAATAGTAGGCTAAAACATGTGGCAAAATCCCCATCCACAGTTTCAAGAACCTGGTCTTCAAGTAAAAACTCTGCCTTTGCAATCAGTGCAGTTCCTAGGCTGTTTGCGTAATACCATGCGTAATCCGGATCATCGTACCGAAGAGTTCCTGCTTGCAACCCTTCTAGAATATCGGGTGGAAGCCAGTGGCCGAGTTTAATTTGAAGGGATACACTAAAGAGCAAGTCGCATGCCTTCACAGACCCAATTTCAAACATTAAACGACCACCAAATTCTGCTGTACCCTTATGAACAAACTCTTGAAGAACTGGAGTAAAATTTAGATAACGTCTATCAGAATCACGTGTAAACCATGATTTTGTTGCATTAAGAGGAAACATATCATCATCCATGTCATCTCTATCGGTCAAATCAATGACAGTTGTTCTTTCACCAATAGGACGGCTTGAACCGTTCATCTGTTAGATAGACTTACTTTCTCTTAGGTCCATATTTTTGCAATGATTGATGATACATGCATCCATTTTTTGCTTTTTGGGGGAAGTGGGGGGAGTGGAACATATGGCAAAGAGATAGTTCTATAGGTTGGAATAATAAATGTAGGTTGCTGAATCGGAGGCATCTAATTATAATACTGTAATTGTCCTTTACCCTTTTTTATTTTGTAGAGCGCCCAACTTTCACAGCATGAGTTCATCTGCATTTGCTTATAGCGTAGAGTTGGATTAATTGATATATCTGTTAGAGTTGTTGTAAACATTGGCCTATCGGCTGTGGAAAAGTTTATTCCACCTGTCGGTTCACGTATAGCGGGAGGGGCATCTTCAATACGCCACCCTCGTGTCCAATTCATAAGTGGTAAATGTTCAGCACTATATCTTTCTTCCTTTGCATGGGGAATTACTAATTCCCATACATTTGGAGCCCAAGGTCCTTCGCGTAATTGACCTGCAATAGTAAGTTGAAGATTACTATAATAATCCTCTCTTGCATTTTGAGAATTTGTAATATCCCATAGACGATTTTTTTGTATATCGGCACTATTACGGAAATAGGTAAAGATTCGTTCAACAGAAAAAGTTGCGTCAAGATACTTGACTAGATAGGCTGTTCCTCCCTTATCAATGGGAGCATAGTCCAGCTGATTTGCCCCAAACAGATTGTCAAAATAGCGAACATAAGGTATTTCAACTGTTTCAGATTCTAGTTCCTTACGCGCCTCATTTAGCAAATATAGTTGCTTTGTTCGTAAGGTAATTAAGGGCTGTCCAATTCTATCCAAGGGAACTGCTGGTTCGGTTATCACTGTTGCAGAGACTGGGTCCAATTGACTAAAGCTTGTTTTCCAGGGTGTTGGGTTTATCACATTTGGATCACTACATTCGACCAATTGGTCAAGTGGTCTCAAGGTAAGACGCAAGCGAAAGGTTTGTTGGCGAAGACAGCATGAAGGTAGACCACGGTCTCCAGGAAAGGAACAACCAATCATGGGAACAGGAAGTTCAAGACGTCCAGGAGTTGCATTGCGCTGAATAGACAATCGTGACCCATCATGGTCACCAGCAAGCCGTTGAGTCAAAAATCCCTGATTCAATGACCCCTTATTCAGAGAAGCAAAATATAAGGAATCCCCTGAGACTTCTTGAAGTAAAACACCATCTTGGTAGATTTCAATTCGCTCAAACATAAAGTAAGCAATTCCACGAACATAACCATAAACTGTATTGAGTGTACCAGTCTCATATGTCACCGCCTTTGGATTATTTCTAGAGATGGGTGGCGGAAGCCATGTTGGCAAATCTATAAGAAGTGTTGCTTCTGTAAGAACATCCCCTGGAAGATCAAATTCAAATTCACAACGTTGGCCCCAACGGACTTGATTGAACGGCTGTGTAGAACGAATTTCTGGAAGCGAGGCGGGCCAGCGTTCATATGTCCATTGAAATGGATGTGCAGCAGCCTTGTCATCTTTTGTGAAAAAGAGATCCTTGGATCCACGAGCAACAAGCTCGTAAAGGGCTCCTTCTATACTTGTTTGACTACGTGTAGTCATCCTACTTGTCTAAAGTTTTTTAGTTTAGATAGTACAGATGCTGGAGATTGCTTCTTTCAAAAAAGATACTGGCCCCTCCTTCTGGGATGGCAAGTATTCTAAATTTACAAAAGGGGGGGCAATTCAGAGATTTATAGAAGAAAATACACCATCTGCGACACTTGCCTTTATTCCCATTTGCGATGGATTTGTCAATGACCCTCCAGACATGCCAAAAGACACCACTGGAATGAACAAGTTGAATTTTACAAAGGACGAGCCAAGGCACCAAGAACTTGCTTCTGCAAAAGAAAGAGCAAAACAAGCTTCAAAGCGTTTTATACAATGTCTACTATGTACACGTAATTATTCGGATCCTTCTACAGTCCTTTTACCCTTTGATGACGAGATTTTTGAAAAGGGGCTTAGTCTTCAAGGCCCCCCATGGGCATCTCGTAAATCAATCGCCTTTTGGCGTGGTGGATGTAGTGGCCAGCCCTTTATTCGTCAAACAGTTGTGGAAGCCTTGAGTGATCAGAATGTAAAACTTATCAAGCGATGGCATGGAAATCGTTCATTACCAGAGAATCTTTTTGGTAATGAAGCTTCTATTCAAGAGTACATGAATCATAAATATATTCTTGTGATTGATGGTGGAGTAATTGCCTCTAGTCACATGTGGGTCTTTGGTTCAGGGGCAGTTCCTATTCTAGTATCGCATCCAGACAATAACTTTTGGTTCAATGAGTGGCTCATTCCTGGTGTAAACTGTATTCATGTTGGATATGATATACCTGCATTGAAGGATGCTATCAAGTTTCTTGTAGAGAATGACGACAAGGCGCAAGAAATTGCTAGAAGGGCAAAGGCTCTTGCCGACACCATTTTTACACCGAAATTTCAACAGGAGTATCTGATGCAAAAATTGAACCCAATTCCTTATAAAATATAGGCACATATGAATCTTGTTATTGTTGAATCACCAGCCAAGTGCGGAAAAATCCAGGGCTTTCTTGGTAATGGATACCGAGTCATTGCTTCTCTTGGACATATTCGCCATCTGAAGGAGGACTTGGACTCTGTGGGTCTTGACCGCGATTTTGAGCCTACCTTTGAATTCATGAAGGAAAAGGCAAAGGCTATTGGACAAATCAAGGACGCTGCCAAGGGTGCAAAGGTCTTCTTGGCTTCAGACGATGATCGTGAAGGAGAACTCATTTCCTATAGTGTCTGTCTTCTTCTTGGTCTGAATCCAGCAACAACACCACGCGCAGTCTTTCACGAAATTACAGAGACTGCTGTGACAAATGCAATCAAGAATCCGCGTCTTTTGGATATGAATAAGGTTCATGCAGCCGAGGCACGCGCAATTCTAGACATGATGATTGGATTTACCATGAGTCCACTTCTTTGGAAGTCTATTGGCCCAGGATTATCGGCTGGACGGTGTCAAACACCCGCCCTACGCTTAGTCACTGACCGTGATAATGAAATCACAAAGTTCAAGGCTTCTCATAGTTGGAAAATTCATGGTCAGTGGTCGGCAAAAGGACCATCATGGCCAGCGCATCTTACGGATGAGCTTGAGGACGAAGAGTCGGCACGAGCCTATCTAGAAAACCACTATAATGACCCAAATGGTACAATCAAGTCTGCAGAGACAAAGCCATGGACTGAAAATGCTCCTGTTCCTTTAATCACAAGCACACTTCAGCAACAGGCTTCCACACTCTTCAGGTCACAGCCAAAGGCTACTATGCAGATTGCTCAGCGTCTTTATGAGGCAGGTCATATTACTTATATGCGCACAGACAAGGCAGTTCTAAGTGAGGAGGCTGTAGCTTCTGCTCAGGAACATGTGAAGACAATCTATGGGACTGAGTACATTGGCCCAACGGCAAAGCCCAAGAAGAAGCTCAAGAAGGAAGTCGCGACTCAGGATGCGCACGAGGCTATTCGGCCCACACACTTTGAACTAGTCAATCTATCTACAAACGAGGACTGGTCGGCAATTGACCGCAAGGTTTACCAGCTCATTTGGCTACGAGCAATTCAGAGTGTAATGGCGCCAGCCAAGGGAGACAATCGCGTCATCACCTTTATTGCAAATGGTGATGAGGACTTTGAGTGGAAGGCTTCTTGGCGCAAGACGAACTTTCTAGGATGGCGCAAGGCTTCTACAAAGGAGACCACTGAGGAAGACGCGGATGCAGAAGCGGATGCGCAGGAGGCTCAGTGGATCATGAGTCAGTCTCTGAAGCCAGGAACAATTGTCACCTGGTCACAGCTCCAAGCAGATCCTCATGAGACAAAGGCTTCACAGCGCTACTCAGAAGCTTCATTG